TATCCGTCATGGGATGGAGAAGATGTTGTATGCAGTAACTGCGGTCATATCCTTGGATGGTGCAGTCAGGAAGAGATGCCTGAATGTCCAAGATGTGGATGCAGATTGGAGTGGAAATGACCGAGTGGTTATTAGCTATAACGATTTTTTTGCTTGGAATGTATTGGGGTTATTTACTCCGAATGTGGGTCGAAGATTCGGATGATGGAGGTGACCGATGAAGACGCTCTCAGAAATAACCGCTGAATCAGAACGGATGCTCCTCGAAGAGTTTGGCAAGAGTTGTAATTACTGCAGACAGTACGATGATTTCCGAGGCACTTGTAAGTGGGACGATGAGCCGACAAGACCAGACGACGGAGAGCGGTGTTTGATGTTTGAGTTTGACGATTTCGCTCTCAAAGAATTGGCGAAGGAACATTTGATGGCAACGCAATTCGGAAAGATTGATAATCTGTGGAAGGATTGGATCAGAAAGGTGAGTTTATGAAAACACTTGAGGAAGTGATTGAAGCCGAAAGACATTGTATCGGCAACGGTTGTCGTGGATGTCCCTACGATATAGTCACATATGGCGGGAGTTGTGAGTGTAATGAGGATGTGCTCCACTACCTTGAAGCTTTTCGGGATGCAAAGAATTCGCTCGATACCGAACGGGATCGGTATGCCGAAGCGGTCAGAAACTGCGAAATTGCCGAGAATAAGTACCGTGAACTTTGCAAAACTTCGCAAGAACTTCGCAACGATCCGTTAACTTGGCAAGAGTTAAAGACCATGGAGGGGAAACCCGTGTGGTTGGAAACTTGTGGATTTGATGAAAATGGTGACGGAAAATTTGCAAAAAAACAAAGGTGGGTTATTGTGCATCATTTTGGGGATGAAGTTTTACAAGGAGAATATCCACAAATGACATTTATCACGAGTGAATGGGCAGATGCAGGTATTTACGTCAAAGACAATAAGGTATCTCGAAGAACCTTAGATGATGAATATTACCGGATAACGAAAAGTTATGTTGACTTCGGCAAAACATGGCAAGCCTATCGAAAGGAGCGGACAGGATGACACTTGAAGAAGGCATCGAATATTATAAGCATCTCGAAGAAAGCCAGATGCGTGTCTGGGAAAAATATCCGTCATCACACGGAAAAGAAGTGGCAGAGCATTTTGCCCAGATAGTCGAATGGCTTGAGGAACTGCAAGCCTACAGGAAGGAGCGAGAATGAATATTTTAATTCTTTCGATTGTTGTATTTATTGCTTTGGTGCAAATAAAAGATGGATTAGATATGTGTAAAACAAGGGTAGAGGTAGATATGATTTACAGAATGTGTAAATTTCTGACTGTCTGTTATCTTGATGAACATCCAGAGGAACAAGAGTTCTTCAATGAAATGATGCATAAAGAGGAATTTTGAATAATGAAGAAAACAAAAGAAACAGAAATGAAAAAAGCATTGATTGTGACGGATAAGCAATTGCAGGTTATCAAAGATGCCTGTGAGCTTTACGGCAGGATTCAGCTCGGACAATTCCGTATGTTTGCAGAAATCGTAACGCAGACTGGATTTAGTGGTTACGATATTCGTGTTAAGCCGGAGCGGAGAGAAGATGAGACTGATGAGCAGTACATAGCACGTTGCGATGCACTTTTTGATAGAGATGCTTTGGTACAGGATTGTCTCGAAGGTGCGGTGGAAGGAATCTATCGACATGCTTATCGATGGGACGGAAAGCCAAGACCGAACGAAGCAAATGTAGCTTTAGACATCTGGGCGGCATTAGATGGCAGGCGTGAGGACGGTTTCGCATTTAGTTCCGAACCATTAGTTCAAGTGAAAGATTATGAGGAGAAGGAGGAATAATGTATCCGAGATTTATAGAAGTACATGATTCCGTTACAGGCGGGGAGGAGTTTATTAACATCGACAGCATCGAAGGTATTTGTACGGAGATGGTAGCAGAAAATATTTATGTCACAAACATCGATGTGGTTGATGGGGATTGTTATAAGGTTCTGGAAACTTACGAAGATATCAGGCACATGATTCGTGAGTCCGGTTGCCACATAGAAAAAGGAGACCCACGACTTGACACTACCCGCCCAGTATCGTGGGACGAGTTGACCCGCATGGAGAATATCGGGCAACCGTTGTTCAATTCGAATTCCCGCCGTTGGATGCTCTTGATAGACAGCGACAGCTTTCGGACGAGCATCACTCTGCTCAATGACCAAGGCGGTCAGGAACGGTGGATTGAGCATGACATCAAGGCAAAACCGCTATACAGAATGAGGAGAGAGAAATGACAAGATTTCGACAGGATAAATATGGGGCACATAAAACAGTAGTTGACGGTATCACCTTCTCATCCCGATTGGAAGGGGAAAGATTCCAGCAGTTGAAATTGTTGGAGATGGCGGGAGAGATATGCGGATTGAAACTGCAGCCGGAGTTCCAGATATTCCAAGGGTACATCGACCCAGGAACGGGAGAGAAGACAAGGTCAACGTTCTATATCGGGGACTTTATGTACTGCGACATAGGCAACAACCGTGTCATAGTAGAGGACACGAAGGGAATGGAGACACCGGAATTTCGGCTGAAGTGGAAACTGGTACAGAGCCAATACCCGCAGTATTGCTTTAGGAAGATAACGAGAGAGGACGTATAACATGGCTAAGACATTGGAAAACTTGATAGAATCGCTTGGCAATTATCTGAGCAAGCAGAGAGTTTGGGGACCGGCCAATGATGACATTTATGATGCCGTCCGGTATTTATCAGATTACAATGATCTGCTAAAGCGGAAAGAAGAAGTCGATCACCGTTATGATATGCTCCGTTATGCGGTATGGGCTTGTGACGAACGGAGAGAGTTATCCTGGGCAGACTTGCAGACGATGTTCGGGAAATATGTGGTAGTTGTATTCCCGAACAGCCCAAATATCACCCCGATGATAAAGCAAGTGTACGAATTATCAATAACAGAAAAGGGAAAATTCGTGCACTTCAACGAGGACATAGAAGACTTCGTTGCGGTAGAACACGATAATCCGAAAATTTGGAAACTCGCAAAACTGTATCCTCTGGAGATAAATTTGGAAAGCTACAGACCGAAAGAGAAGGTGGATGAATGAGAGCATTACCTTTATGCAAAGACGGGATGGTTTTTTATCTGAAATTAGACGAGAAAAAAGAAACCTATACTCTCAGAGAATTGGACGAACTGGTCAAAGATAAAAAGAACTGGTATGTGCTAAAAGGTTTTTATGAAGAGAAGAAAGATGAAGAGAGAGAGGACATATAATAAACCTATGAACGCAGCAGAGTTTTACCTCGAAGATCTGAAGTCGAAATTCACAAGGATAGACCCGAATCAGTATTATCTGGCCTACTCCGGAGGCAGAGATAGTCATTTCCTACTGTGGTTTATCCGGGAGTATCTGCATGAAACACGCATCCCGGCTGTCTTCAGTAACACCGGGATGGAAATCCCAGAAATCAGAGAACGTGCCCTGGCTAACTGTGATGTGATCCTGAAACCTACTATGAAACATTTTGAAATCAAAGAAAAGTACGGGATACCTCTGAACACAAAGCAGTCAGATATGTATGTTTATGAATACCAGAAACGAAGGGCGCAGGGAATCAAAGATGAAGACATGCCTGGATGGATCAAGTATTACGCAATGCGTGACGTAAATGGTACTGAAAACGGAAGGAAAAAAGGAATGATTTCTTATTCTGCTGTAAACGCCCGAACTTGTCTATACATGATGGGGGGGTGCTTCACAAAGTGTCTCCGTTTTGCTGTAAGTTTCTGAAAAAAGAACCGGCAAAAAAGTATGAAAAGGAAACCGGAAGGAAAGCAATTTTAGGAATGATGGGAACGGAATCACTAATGAGGGCACATGATTATAAATCCTGTTTTTCAAAGAATGGAAAGTTTCATCCTCTTTGGGATTTGACCGATGATCTCCAATACGAGATCGAAAGAGAATTTAATATTCCGGTACCGAACATCTATCATTATGTTCATCAAACAGGATGTGCCGGATGCCCTTATGGGCAACATGGAAAAGACCGTTTCTTTGTTACAAATCTAAATATGAATCTCTGCCACGAAGGTCAGCGGAAATTCATTCTGGAGTATTTCAAAGAATCCTATGAATTCAAAGGATATGAATTCCGGCCAATGATCTTCCAGGCAGAAGGGATATACGGATAAGGAAAATAGGATAATTATGAAAAAGAAAGACCTTATTAGCAGACAGGATGTGATCGATGCGATCAGCAAACTACCGGATGAGCCTGACCGCACCGATAACGGTGTACTTCTTGCTGTGGGTCATACTTCTTCTGCTCTCATGGCGATGGTTTAGATAAAGCAAGACCCCCGGCGCGCTGAAATGCCGGGGGTCTGCCTGTAAAAGGTTTGAAAGGAGGTGTATAATGCCAAACTGTATGTTTCGCAATTGAAATTATACCACTTATCAAATACCTGTATATAGTTGGATGACATTTGAGTTATAATATATGTAACCAATCACAATACTTGCCTATTTCCTCATGTCGTGAGACAGCGGGAACCCTGGCAGAGATGACGGACCGACGAAAACAGGGGGACTAATCGGATAAGTCTGCACAACGACAAAGGCTATACCACTCCGCATCAGTCTCTGTCAGAAAAGGAGATAAAACTATGAGTGAAATGGAAATGTTAGAACGAATAGAGTCAGGAGAACTGACGGTACATGCATATCAGCCACGGTGGAAATCATGGGCTGTGTGGGTGTCGGTAGCCGGTGCTGTTTGGGTGATTCTCTCAGCCTTTGGACTTCCCGCGCAGTGGGGAATCGAAGAGACTACCTACAAAAAGGTGCTGGATGCTATCGGCACGATCCTGATTGCTTTCGGCGTACTCAATAACCCGACAGACCCGGATAACTTCTAATGACAACGATGGGATATGCCGGAATAGGCGCAGTCTTTATCGGGCTTCTGGTCTGGGTGCTTGGATGGCTCGTGCCCAAGCTTGTCGGCAGTTCCATCGATGCACGGTTCTCGCGGAAAGAGAGAGAAGATCAGGAATACCGGAAGGAGCAGATTGAGGATGCCATCCGACAGCAGGAAGGACAGCAGGTCATGACCGACAGCTTGCTTGTTATCCTTCGCCACATGATCACCGGCAATCACATCGAAGATCTCGAAAAGGCGCAGAAAAATCTGGACGAATTCCAGAAGAAAAACGAATCAGCCATGCGCGAGAAAGCTGCAAAGTATAATTTGAGGCGTTGATGTCATTCCGTCAACCATTCAAAGGGGACTATCCCATCACTTTAGACTTCGGCGAGCCTTGCGATGGCCTTTATAAGCCGGGAGAGCACAAAGGCATCGACTTCGGATGCCCTATCGGCACGGAGATCCTCGCATCAGACGATGGATATATTATTTTCACCGGCACTAACCCCAAAACCTACGGTCAGTACATTGTTATCTCTCACGGCAACGGATATGTTACCTATTATGCGCACCTGTCTGAGCGGAAGGTCAAACAGGATCAGCATGTAGAAAAGGGTGAGGTCATCGGGCTGTCAGGGAGCACAGGGAACTCGACCGGTCCGCACCTTCACTTCGAAGTGCATTCCGGGAGTGCCGTAATTGACCCAAAAACAGTGCTCCAGAACGTTTTTGATGCAGACCCTAACACTTATACCCCCGAACCGGAAAAGCCCGAATTTGAGCACGTACAGAGCGGATTCTGCGTTGTGGTTTGCGATGTAGCAAACGTCCGCTGTCACTGCGACATGTCGCGGGTCATCGGGACAAGGCAGAAGGGTGATGTCATTGCCGTTGGCGATGAAATTACCATCTGGAACGGGCTGCCGTACAGAGACTATTACGACCCGACATACAAATGTTGGTTACGCATAGCAGAGCACGATCCCTGGACACAGATCATAAAGAACACGGAGATATTCTGATGACACACGGAACAATACTGCCCGAACAGTTAGCAAGGTTAGAGGAAATGTGCGGAATCGCATCACAGATGACAGACCCTGACCGTGGCTCAAAGAAAAGCCCGAAAGCCACCGTCAAGATCGTCTTCTGGGATGGATATCCACGGGAATTCTCATTGGAATTAGCAGAAAAGGCTGTAGTTCCGCAGGAATTTAAACAAAAAAAGCCCGGCGTCTGACCGGGCTTTTATAAAGAGGTGTTATCATGTCGGAGCCGGCAACTATGCCGGTTTTATTTTGTCGAGTTCAATGATGGTGTAGGTCCTGGGCTTGCATTCAGGACCGAAGCGGAGCATACGGTCCGCTTTGTCCTTCTGCATATAGTCTCTGGCGTATCTCCAGTTCATCCACCCGTCCACCCATTCGGGGATGGAGTAATACAGCCTGTATTCTTTGCCGATGTACAGCGTCTGCTGTCCCGGCTCGTCAATTTTCAGAGCGTATCTGCGTACCATCTTGATTTCTTTCTCGTAAAAAAGCTGATTCGATTCCCGATCTCGTACAGAGCACGGTCGCCTTTGGTCATGACCCGCGCTTTCGGGATGGATGTTCCTGTCACAAAAGCATTCTCATTGTATCCATCCGCCCAGTCTTCAACATGGACAGGGCAGAGATACTTTTCTTTTTCATTGACGCGGAAGGTGATCGTGTACCGTTCGAACTTCACGGTGTATTCGTTCTTGCCTGCCATAGTGAAGGTGCAGTAGTTCCCGCTGAACCCGAACAGGACAGGATCTCCCTGGCTCTGAACCAGGGAGAAGAACTTCCGCAATGCTTTGTAGTTAGTTCTGGAATGTTGCATGTGTTCTCCTTTCATGCCCGCTCTTTCAGCGGGCTTTATTATCTGGAACGCCACCATTCTGAACACAATGTGTCAGAAAATACATAACGCTAATGAAGTCTGCGTATTTCGCAATCAGCTTATGGCTGAACCCGAGCGTTTCGTAGTTATACGGGTCTGCATAGACCCAGTACGGATTAGTTGATGCATCAAGATGCAATACAACGTGATATCTGTGAAGTCCGTGTTCCATTTTCAGTACCTGTACCGTTTTCATCTCATTCACTCCCTTCAAAAAGAGGACCGGGGTAACTAACCCCGGTCTGTCTGTTCTGCTTCGTATCTGTCTACAAGCATGAGTAGGAATTTACTCATGCTCATGCCTAACCTGTCGGCGAATAGTTTGATTCTTGCTGAGTCGTACTCTGAAAACAATATCTGTTTCGTACTACCCTTGACCTTTTTGCTGCCGTCTATCCTGCTGTAATCAAAATAGATTTCTGCCTGTTTCGGCGGTAACTCACAAAACATTTCCGGTCCTGTCTTACCGTTCGGATTGTACAGGAAAAACTGTGGGCTGTTCTTCTTGCGATACACTTGGATTCCATCATCAAGGGTATCAACCAATACCGCTTTGTCTGTATCATACAGCTTAGTGCCTACCCGCTTACGCATTACAGCACCTCGTACCCTGCGATACCATCGATGGCATTTCCATCCGCGTCCTGGAATTCTCCGTCATCCTCGTTCCATGCGCTCCAGTCATAGACGGGCGCGATCTCATACTCCGCGCCACCAGGGTCCGCGGTGAAGCGGTCAACACATTTCCAACAGTGGAGATACTTCTCACCGTTCCAACCATTGAGGGCATAGAGAGTGCCGTCAATCCATGCCACATCAATGTCTGTGTTCTGCCACTTGCCGATTACAACGCCATTGAAATCTGCGGGGAAAATCTCTTCGGCGCAAACATCATCTACGATGACCGCAATATATGCATCAGGATTTTTGTCAAGATGGCTGATGACCATCCGTTCCGCTTCATCACGGTCGGAAGAACCGTAACCCCAATCATTATCTTCGCGATCCATCATCACTGCATACCATTTACTTTTCATTTCATCCTTCCTTCTGCCTACCTTTAGCCCGGTAGGCGGGGCTGTTGTTAACCTGTGCCGTGATATATATCATACCATGGCCTGTCATGGTCTGTATGCGAATCCGATCTTTTTCAGTTCCTCAAGTGTCGGGGAATTCTTTTTCAGGAATAGCCACATTTTATTGGCTTCTTTTTTGGAATCGAACACGATTCTTAGTTTGATGGGACTCGCTTCACCCGCTGATTTACCCCTGCGACTTTCATACCAGACAGCCACTTCGAGCATAAATTCATCTAAGGGCAACGATTCCGCGCGGTCCCACATTCCTTCAGGACCATAGTAATTTGTATCAAACAGCCTGTAACCGAATACTGCGTATTCTTTAAGTCTCAATGTGGCTTTACTAATCTGTTTCCAAGTGCCGCCCATAGTCCCCCCTTTGCTTATTCTTCATGCCCGTAAAATTCTGCCTCTGAAATAAGGGAACACGAACCCCAAAAATCAGGGTCATCCCAGTATGATTCAGCAACTTTCAGCGCTGTTTTATAATCCCCTTCATAAATCCATTCGTAGTCAACAATCACCTCAAATCTTTCCGCTGTTTCTTTCATCTCTGCACCTCACATGTAATATACACCAACGGTTCCGTACGTAACAGATTCGACGTCCGAATCTGTGTCATCATCAAAGTAGTATTTAATCAGGTCAATGGTTTCATTCCGGATACGCGTCTGCTCTTCCTGAATACGCATCTGTTCTTTTTCCTCGGAAGTATACTCAGGTACCTCGTCGAACTGGTCATAGTAGTCTGAGAGCGCCATCAATGCCCATTCGTCACCATGACGCGCTTCATATTTCAATTCTTCCAACCATTCGCGTGTCTGCTCTTCCTGTTCTGCGCGTGTCATCAAACTTTCCGCAAGGATGTCCCAATTACCGACCACTTCTTCGATGTCTTGACCGTCGTCTGTCAAGACTGATTCCTCGATCGTGTACACGTGGAACTCTGTCCCCTTGCACCAATTGCCATACATAATACGGTAGGATTCTGGCGTCAATCCTTTGATGTATTCCCTTGCGTGCGCAAGTGTGTCAAATCTGGCCACCTCCTCCCTGTATGGCATAGAACACTGGTCTAACAGGTCCAGAACCTCGTCCCGCGTCAGGCCATTGTCATAAGACTCTGTATCTTCGAAAAGAAAATAATACACACAGAAAATAGTTTTCATCTTTACACCTCCCTACATAACCATTTCTATGTATTGCAAATCCTGTTCTGAAAACGTGTCATACAGTTCATCATACAGGTCATACATTTCATTCAGTTCTGCTTTTGTCAGCAGGTCCTGATAATTCAAAAGATACCAAAAGCGTTTAACTTTTTTGTTCATCTTTACACCTCACAATATTTTTTATACAAGGTTTGTAACCTCTATCCCGCTCATATCTCAAACAGATATGAGCGGTAACAAGCTACAAATACACAGCCTTAACTATTCCCTTGCGGATTGTGAACTTCTGATATTGTGCATAATCAAAAGCGGTATCATAGTTATCCATATCATAGACGTGCCATATTTCACCGTCATTCAGTTGCCATCTGACTGTATTCAGTACGTTCAGAATTTTTTCAGCGCTGTTTGCGCTTACTTTGTGCGCGATTAATAATCATGCTTGCCATGTCTTGCACAAATCCCGGCATTTGAGACATACGTAAATTTTCCATACGAGCGGGAAACGGTTCGGGATATGCAACTTCAGCCTTGACCGCGTAACATTCAGCCTTGCACATTTCAGTAGCAAACGGGCAAGTGAGAATTGCGGGCAAATTCCAGATAAAAAAGTTCGTTTCAAAATTCGGAACCAACTTTTTATTATCATCTGAAACATGATAGCTGACAGTGTCAGCATAAACAAAATTGCGCATACGATTGATTGAATCGGATTTATGCGCGCAAGCCTTGACGGCTACATCATTTGAAACTAAAATATTTGATGACATTGAAACACCTCAATTGTTTTATGTTGCCCGTCGTGTATTAGCGGTACACGACGGGATTTTTTTTTGATATCCGTATAGGATATAAAAGCAAACCATGTTTTTTTATCGTTTGCTTATATATCCCATATGGGATAACTGACTTATATTTTTTGTCCCTATCAGTATAGGGACCGCCGTTATTCCGGTTACATTCCTATTGTGGGCGTTTTCATGACTTGCTGACAGCAATGGCGCGTTTTCATGGGCTTATTCGTCAGTAGTATCATGCCCTTTTCTTTTCACCTTATTATCGGGCTTGTTCAGTTGTCAAAGTTCGCGTCCCCCGTTGCCCTCGGGGTGGGGTGTACTCGCCTCGCGGCTTTCCGAATAAAATTGTCTCATGGTTTCAAAACTTTGTCAAGGGTGAAAAGGATGTTTGTCATATAAAGTTAAGACATTTGTCATAATACCCTGGGAGGGTATCCGCGATCCGCGGAATACTAAAATGAGTACAAAAAACGGTACTCTTACATTGTTCTATAATTCCGTTACCTTAACATAAAGTCGTAAAAAGTTATATAAATTTACTCGTAATTTTTTAAGATTCGCTTAAGGTTGTTCTATTATTTTTAGGCGCGTACATGCGCAACATTGAAAAATAGCGTTTCGGGTCATATATGTATCTGAAAATGAAAAAGCCCGTAAAATGCGTATTTATGCCCTTGTACGCTGTTTTTATTTTTCGCTAAAATATAACAGTTGTGCTTGTTTTCATGTATAACAGTTTGGAACACATCACGTGTTTTCGGAATATGACGGTAACGTAAAACAGTGATCCGCCATAATATTCAGTCGCTGAATTTCAAGAGATGAATATGTCTTTCAGTTGTATAGACAACTTACAGGATAGCAGGATCACGATATTACCGGCATATGTCAATAACTCACAATGTGGCTGATTTCCCGCTGAATTGACGGTGATAATGCCATATGGGTGTGATAAGTCAAATTATCACACGCAATATACACGAAGCCGGACGCATATATATCTGACATATGACAAAAACAGGTCGGGTGAGGCCACGGGTGCCGGCTGTTGTCGCGGATGCGTGCGAAGAATGTGTGACATATTCCACAGAGACGCCTTTGTGTGTCCAAAATTCCCGCCGAAAAATTTTTTAAAAACAGGCTATAGGGGCGAGGTGATACGTTGGGGGTAAGAGGTTCCCGGCGAAAAAAACTGACGGGCTTTTTTTTGACATTGTCGGAGTTGCCGTGGGCGTGTCGAGGATCTGGGACTTGGCGAAGCTTATCAATGAGCGGAGCGAGTTGATCCCTATTCCTTCTTTCATTCATTCATTCCTTCTTTCTTTCTTTCCCTATTCTTTCTATCCTTCCTTCTTTCTTTCTTTCAGATACCCTTGTCTAGACAACTGAATTTACGAGGAAAAAAGGGGTGATTTAAAGAGAAAACTGCCGGATGAAAAATCAGGAAAAGACCGGCAGTTTTCTCAAGAAAGGAAAGAATGTCATGAAACGACTCGACTATATATAGTATACCATGATGTTTTGAGGAATAGATTTTGTTATTACATAAGCGATTATCTGAAAGTATTGTTGCCCGCATCGTAGCGGTCGATAAGATGACGGATGAACTTGGTCAGGGGCATACCGAGTATATAGGCGTTACGGCGTGCTTTGAGAAGAGTTTTCGGGGAGATGATCAGATGCATGTCAAGATCCTTCTGGCATCTGCCGTCCTTATCGTAGAGGGTGAAGTATTTGCGGAAATCTTCGAGTGTCCCGTACTGCTTGACGGTATCCTTCGCATCGTTCCAGGAGAGCGGTATGATCTTATCGTACTTGCCTTTTCCTTTAGGGTTATAGATGTAGAATTCGCCGGTCTTCTTCTTCATCAGCATGTCGCCTTTCGGCGTATGGCAGATCAGGACAGATGTATCTGTGTTGTACATCCTGTGGATATACTTGTTCTTTTTTCTGAAGTAGAGATCGAATACCGGCATAGCACCTCCATATATAGCATATTTAGCGGTTATTATGGAATATAATACTATATTTTGTGTTTTCTTAACTGCTTATGTGTATAATTATGATATGAGCAGGATGAAACTGAAAGACAGTGAAGAACGGATCAATGAACTTGAAGACCTTTATGTGCTTACGAGAGACCAATTTCTGAGTGAGTACGATGATATCAAGCCGACGGAGCGGGCGAAGATCCTGCAGCAGCTTCGCGGGATGCTCGACGACATTGCGAAAGAAGCGGGCGGGCGTGTGAAACGCCAGGAGATCAACAACACCTTTGGTGCGAAAGACAACACCTTTATGGAGTTGATCGCCGGTATCCGGGGCAACCTTCCGGAACCCCCTGCTGTTATAGATATACAACCGATAGAGGTGCTCGATGGGACGGGGCAGACCGAGGAAACAACCGAAACCGGAACAGGAACCATATAACGATCTTGAACAGGAAGCGATACGGTCGTATATCGCTTACCTTGTCCAGGCGGGGCTTCCTGATGATATGATCCAGTTCTTCCTACAGGCCCAGTATGTACCGAACAAGGGACAGCTTGCGTTCCATAAAGCCACATTGGAATGCGGTCCCGGCAAGGTACAGGAGATCCTCATGGAAGGACCGAAGGGAGGCGGGAAGTCCCATGGCGAACTCATGCAGGCTGCCTACGACTGCCTGAAGCATGCCGGCATCATCTGCATGTTCTTCCGGAAACAGAAGTCATCCGCAAGCGAACACCTTACAGAATTAGCCACAGCGTTGAAGCACATCCCGCATACGTTAGGGAAGAAGGAAGTATCGTTCCCGAACGGAAGCATTATCAAGATCGGCGGTTACAACACGTCCGGCGACATCATCAAATACAACGGGCAGAACCTTTCCCTTCTCATCTATGATGAACTCACCATGATCAAACAGGATGACTATGAGACCATGTGGGGGAACCTGAGACTTTCCGTTGACGGGTACTATCCCAGGATGTACGCTTCTACGAACCCCGGCGGGATCGGGCATCAGTGGGTAAAGAAGAAGTTCATTGAACCGTACCGGAACGGGACGGAAAAAGATACCCGCTGCGTCCATTCCGATACCACAGACAACAATGCCCCCGGTATGGGCGAAGACTATAAGCGGGATAAGCTTGAGAAGTATTCCAATGAGCATCTCAGGGAGCGTTTCCTCAAGGGCAACTGGGATATCAACGACGGTGCTGCGTTCAATTTCTCAAGACAGCGTCACGTTGCCGACACCGGTGGTCCTTTCGGGTTTGATATCCACGGGAAACATTACGCTATCGGACCCGATTGGATCCGTGTCGGCGGTATAGACTACGGTTCCCGCAAACCCTACTGCCATCTGTGGATCGCTATCAACCAGAATCTTGGGCGTGTCTACGTTTACAGAGAGGATTACGCTGCCAATCTCAGCACAAAGCAACAGGCTACCCGCATTCTTCAAAAGACATCTGAGGATGAAGAGATCCTTGTTACCTTCTGCGACCCCGCTATGGCACGGCAGTACGAGAATGACCCGTCTACCAATGCTATTGATGAATATTCGAAGTACGGGCTGTATCTGACCCCCGGGAGCAGACAGCGCAAGGCGGGGAAGATGAAGATAGACAACCTTCTGGAGGACCATGCGGACGGTCTTCCCGGGGTGATCATAGCACCGCAGTGCGAACACCTTATTGGCCAGCTTGATACACTGGTCAGCGACCCGCTCGACCCCGAAGATGTCGATACAACAGAAGAGGATCATGCCTATGACGCGTTCCGCTACGGCCTGTCGCGGTTCAGAGAGCCGATCCAATACGACGACCAGAGACCGTCGCAGGAAGAAGAAGACGAGGAAAGTCACTACAGTGTCATGCGGATGCTGTTTGGAGGATAGAAGTAAATGGATATAAAAAAATACAAACAATTTAACACCTATTCCCCTGAGTATCAGGAGATACAGGAACATGCCAGGGCGATAAAGAACAACTACTCTGAACGGAACGCCATGTTCAACCTTTATGAGGACATGTTCAACATGAACTGGCATCATGATCTCCGGAGACGGAAGGGAGCGGATACCATCAAGCCTACGATCTCCCCGACAGCACGGAATAAGATCATGGGCGCATGGCGTTTGCTGATCAGTCAGGAACCGAAATTCAAAGTAAGGTCAGACTCAGCAGAACCGGATGTCATTGAACGCCTGGAGAAGTTCATCTCCATGATGTGGCAGAGAGCAGGCAAGATAAACGGGCGTCCGCTCCACCATGACATTATCCTTTCGATGCTCCTTTACGGGGAAGCCCACATCGGCATCAATACCGCAAAGGATTTCAAAGCATTCAACCCGGACGATAAACGGGTGGACAGAGTAAGCAAGCTTACTCCGGTCATCTTTGATGTCTGGAATCCGAAGACCGGGTATCCCGAATTCGATAAATTCGGGCTGACCGCATTTTACAGGGAAGTCCAGGTAGACAAGTCATGGGTACGGACGAACTATGCGGGGCTTCTGGATGACAACATTGCTTTAGAAAAACGGCTGCGGGGTGACGGTTATGTCACGCTGAAGACCTATTACGATCTCAGATATTACTGCGTTGATATCGACTATGACAATATCATCTGCTGTGAGCACGGTCTGCCCTGCATCCCGATCTCAGCGACAATGAGTGACGGTTCCAACCTCTTTGATGAGACCGACCAGAGCAGACAACCTTTGTTATATACCCTCGCGCAATCTCGCTTATGGGAACGGGAAAACCTGTATTTGACGGTGACGACATCCAACCTGTTCGCTTTAGGCTGTATGCCGATGGTGATCTATACCCATGACGGGAACAGCAAGCTGAACATCAGCAACAGCACAGGGTTCCTTACGGTCGATGTATCGCGGGGCGAATCGCTCGACTTTGTACAGAGCAAAGGTTTCCTGACTACCGAGATGCAGAACATGGGACAGATGTACAAGGACTATATTGACCAGAGTACGGTCCTTGACACAGCGTTCGGCGAAGGAGGCGGGAGCGGAAGCTTCTCTGAAGCATCCCTTCTCAGTGTCAGTTCCCGGCTTCCGTTGGTAGCGACACAGATCCAATGCGGTATGGCATTAGCCAATACTGTTGATCTTGCCCTTCTCACATTAAAAGAACGGAAGATCAACTTCAAGAATGAAGGTATTGAGTTCTCTTACAAGGATATTCCGGCAGACTATGAGATCACCTGTAAGCTTGACATGACGCAACCGCAGGAGAGATTGCAGAGAGCGAACGAAGCTGCGATCATTCTCGCCAATGGATTGGCATCCAAACAGTGGACCCAGGAGAATACCATCGGCGTAGAGAACACCGAAGAGATGAACACGACCATGATGAACGAGAAGATCGAACAGGCATTAGTGGACTATAAGATACAGGCAACCATCCAGTCCATGCAGCAGAGGAAGCAGATGCAGGACCAGCAGAGCCAGCAGAGAATGCAGGAAGCCATGCAACAGGCACAGCAAGCTGAACAAATGGGATTGCGGAAACAGCAAGAACAGCAGATGCAGGAACAGGCCATGCTCCAACAGCAACAGGAAATGAATACAGGTGGAGCACAGAACATTCCGAGAGGACAGCAGATCGAGAATGATATTCTCCAGATGGTGCAGCAACAGGCGATGATGAACAACATGAATCCGACAGGACAGGAGCAGATGCCGGAAGGACAGGCAGAGCGTCTTGGCGGTGGAGGTATCCCCGGCGGTATGCCCCCTGAAATGGGAGGTCTTCTTCCGGGCGGTGGAGGAATGATGGCATGATAACAAACCACGATATTGAAATCGCATTCGTTCGTGCGCAGAACCGGATCAACGAAATATTAGACAATGCGCAGGCAAATTTTTATATGGATGACTTGAGTGCTATGGCAGATGCCATGTTAGGCCAATTGAAAGGCAAACCGGAAGAGAACGCAAGCAATCCATTAGCGAACGAGGAGATTTGATATTATGGCTTATTATGATGATCTGAAAGATGACGATGACGAGAAAGAAGTCAGCAATCCGTTACAGACTGGCGGTGACGGTGGCAGTTGGGTAGTCCGATCTAACGAGGATACAAATCCGGTAAACTCCGAGCCGGAGCAGACGGAGGTTTTCGAAGAGGAGCGGAACGAGCGGGAAGGTGAAGATAAACCTGTTGTAGAAACAACACCGGAACCTGTTCAGCAAGAATCCGCTCCCCCGATTGCCGCACCGGAAGAAAAAGAAAAACCCGCTGCGGGGAATATGACAGATATTCCCAAAGCGGAAAGATTCAGCGTAAACCCTGATAATCCTTTTCAGACTGCACCCAAAGCCCCCGCTCCGGAAGAAACAGAATTCTACCAAGGAGATCAGGACTATTACTATGACTTGGATACGGGAGAGAAAGTTCCTTTCAATGCTGAACAGACATTCAAAGCTCCTTCTCCTACTACCACACCTGAATCTGTTACTGCGGCCCAGAATGCAAGATATCAGGCTGAACAGGGTGCGGCTAATTATCAGGAAACTCGTATACAAGATGCGCTCAATTTTATACGCAGGGATATGGGTGTCACAGGATTAGAGCCTGCGGAAGAATTAGCCTATGCCCAAGAACTTCTAAATTCCGGTGTAGTTCCAGAACATGTTGAAGCGGATGCTATCCCTAACATAATCAATAACATCACAGGAAGTTTTGAAGCGTGGAACGATACCGAAAACTTGTCTGATGAGCAGAAAGCTATCCTCGAAAATGCGGGAAAGATAGCTGCTGTGCGGGAAGCAAATGCTAATGGGAGCATTCCGGAACAACCAAAAAGCGACCTCGATATAGCAATTCAGAGCGGAATAGACAATAAATTAGTTCCGAATGTTGTATCCGATTGGAAAAACTGGGCTGCCGATTGGAGAAATTATTCTGCTTATCAGAATTCTCACGATCAATTTATCAATGATTACTATGCTATAAACGGGATTGAACCTGGGACACTGACTAAGGCAGAACAGGAACAATTGGAAGCCGCTGCAAACGCATTCGCAGCGGAACAGAACCCTGTCATATACACAACTCCAAGAGCAGAGCAGAAAAGACTTGCGTTAGAAAGAACATTGAACGAAGTCAATGCGGAAGAGCAACGCAGGAACGATGCTATTGCTACAGCGACAGCGATGGCTGAAAGAGATAATCCTGTGAACACAGGGTCTCAAAATTCACAGATACCCGACGCTACCAACGAAGACTGGGAAAGTTACGGACGGCTTGTAAGCAGTAACCCGTTCTACGCAGAAATAAACAAAGACCTTGTCGGTACTGATCTCAGCCTTGCCGAAAGACGACAGGTCATTGAAGATGCAGGGAATCGTTTCAATAATGTCTTGAACAGCAGAGTTGAGAGCGACTTAGGCACTGCTTACGCTGTCAGCGACACAGATACTGCCAGTGAACTGAGACCTTATGCGGTTACAGAAAATGCTATTGTCCCGACACATTATAGCGATGCGCCCGCTATCGGTGCAGATGGCAGGGCGAACGATACATTGAATTGGATCCTGTCTAACAGCATTAGATATGTTGACAGTAACGGACTCACAGTATACCAAGGAGAGGACGGAAATTACTACCGGAAGGAACCAAATGGCAGAGTTACAAAGCTGGGTAAAGACGAAGCAGTCATCAGAGAGAATTCTCTTTCCCCGCAGGATGTTTTGTCTTACTTTGTGAATCCTGACGCCGATACTCAGGGCGGTGAATCACTGTGGCGCGGAATGGATGACATGTGGGCGAACCTGACACCGGAAGAAACTGCGGGAATGCAAGAACTTCTCGCGTCAACATTCTACGGCGGGACAGAAGGCCACTATGACAAGAACGGAAAACTGTCCCCGGAATATGCAAACCTTACAGAAGCAGAAGTTGAACGGTTAGGCGAATTGTTCTACAAAAATATGCCTGCTCTGCAAATGTTGGCAGAAGCAGGTCTACTTGATATGTACGATGAGAACGGTAATCTCGTAAAGGGATCGAAAGATGTCATCAAAGAATTCTTCTTCAAAGCGATAAAGCAGGGAGCAAAGAAACCGAAGAGCGGTTCCGGTTCCGGTTACGGAAGCGGTTATGGTTACGGCGGTGGCGGTCGCTCCGGTGGTGGCGGCGGCGGTGGCGGTCGCGCTGGAAGCAGTGGAAGCAGTGGTTACGGCAGTGGGTCTTCCGGAAGTAACCAGTCTCGCATTTACAACATTATGAAGAATTGGAGTTTCTGATATGAGTTGGGTAGTACGATCAAACGAAGATACAAATAATGATGAGAATTATGAATACGGGAGTGGCGGTTCATTTGAATCTACTGCCGGAGATACCAGATCCGTCGAGGAATTTCGTCAGGACCAGATAAATAACTATCAGGCTCCGGAACCGGAAGAGTGGAATCCGGAAGACGGCAGTGAAGCACCCCGTGCGTGGGATATTCACTACACTCCGTCATGGTTTATAGAAGAACAGCAGAACCGGAAGAACCCTGATTATAAGTCAGATTCGCCTGACATGACAGATGAATTTGTGAATTCGCTTGCGAACTATGCCAGTGCATGGAAACAGCAGAAACCTGACGAATGGCGTTATGGTGACCCAGGGTGGGACACATCCTCACAGGTCTGGCAAGAAAACATCAAGCCCTTAGAGGATGACTATGTGGCGCAGAAAGAAGCACAGGCCGTTCAGCAACAGCAGTTACAGCCGGAACTTCCGCAGCAGGCACAGCCGAATCAGCCGGGGCAGTACTATATGTACCACAATAACAATGTGAAGGTTGTCCCTTATCAGAGGTCTGACGGGAACGGTCCTGCATTCCAGAGCGAAGACTATGTGAACAGCATCCTTCAAGGATCTCAGTATGACTTCATGACGAAGGAAAGAAAGTACGATTACGATACACTTTCCAATTCCGGAAAACTGCTCAACTTAGGAATGCCGTCAACAAACGGGACAGATGTGGAAAATGCACCGGCATTTGCTCGTTGGAGCCGTCCGCTTATGGGGGCTGCGTTCTCAGCAAGCGGACCGGCAAATTTAGCCAAGCTTGCGGTTACTGCTTTTGGCGGTCCTGTCGGATGGGCATATGGCGCGACATGGGCAGCTACCGCCGGTTATTCGTATGCCAAAGGCACAGGTCTTATCAAAGGAAATAAGGTTGTGGATAAGGTCATTGAGATGACCGATATCCTCGACGAGAAGGGTGCACAGATACAGGGTGCTCTGGCTTATGGTTTTGAAAAGGCGGGCGGCGGTGACTGGACAGACTGGAGTAAAGCAGGGGATAACTTTGAATTCCTGATGAACAACTTCGGAACGATTATGCACTATGCCTTTGGTGAAGGAAGGGCATCGTCTGATTACAATTCCGATGTAGTCGGTATTATTACTTCCCTGACTCCGAATATCGGCGCGAACGTGGTAGGTCTTGAAGGACAGGGCGTTTCCCGGTTTGTAAGAAGTCTGGCTTCCCAATTACTTGATGCGCCAGAAGATAAGATCTGGCTTGAGAAAGGGCAGACGACAAGATCAAATGTCGGGCAGAGCGGAGTATTTGATATCCCGGAAGAAATGCTTGGCACGAATGCCATTACATATTGGCTTGACTTTGGTCAGTATCTCTATGACCACGGGATCACAAACAAGGATCAGCTTGAACTCATCATCGGAAATGAGATAAACAAGGTCTATGGCGACCTTGCGAATCTGTCCGAATTCATCGAGCACGAACTTGGAGACCCCGGAAACGTTACAGAAAATATGCAGTCCCGTGCTATGAATGTATACGGGAATGCTATTGGAGATACAAACCTCGCGAACGCAGCTGCCGCGAATACCCATTCCCTGTTAGGTGATCTTGCCGGGAATATTCCAGTAATTCCCGATGTTGCCCGTGCTGTCGCCAAGCAGTTGGGATATAACGATTTTCTGAAGACATCCGGCGGTATTGACGAGGTATTGTCTACCTGGAATGACATCAATCTGCTGTCAGATCCGAGTACGCTGACGCCGTTGGACAGAAGAATCTCCGGTATTACAGAAGAAGGAGGGCTGAAAAGTCTTACGCCGAACACGAATCCGAGCACGGTAAAGAACCCGATAGCGCAGACGATGACGAGGATAAAGAACCTGTTCCAGACAACGAACGAGTGGAGAGCCACAATGGTCGGCGACTCCATTTTCAACTTTATCAGTCTTGGTATTGAGGATGCGATGTCGGCAATGCCGGGAGAAGATCCACAGGTCCGTGTGAATCGCGTGAGAAAATTTGTCGACGAGTTGGAAAATCCGGAAAGCATTTCCGATAAAAGCCCGTTTTACAAGCAGTCCAAGACGGTTTTGTTCAACTCCATCAAAGATGATCTTGCTTTTTCTGTAAGACAGAAGAGGGGCGAAATCAACAGGATCATTGAAGACTATTCCAATCTTGAGAGAAACCGCCAGACGCTGACAGCTTTAGCGGAAGCATTGGGATTGACTCCTGACAAAGTCATGCAGAAGTACAACAGCGACAGGGCGACATTGGCGCAGATGATCGTCAATAAAGCGGACCAGAATGGCGGTACACTCCCAGGTATCGATATTCCTGTCGAGGGTAGAGAATTCGGGCAGCAGGTACTCAGTATGCTTGAGCCATTTGCTGGAGATAAAGGAAAGGCGTATGATCCCCGTGCATTGATGACGCAGATCACGACATCAATTGGTGACAGCGTTACGGATACCCTCATCAACAAATACGGTATCGAAGCAGAAGGGTGGGTATATCGGTTCGGCGATACCATCAAAAAACTCCAGAACCTGTGGCTGTTAGGCCTGTCACCGTCTTATCTCGCTAACAATGTTGTCAACAATGTACTGACCAGAAGCGCACTCGGTTGGGGCGGTTTCCTGACGGGGTCCGCTATTAATACATACATGGAAAGATTCGGATGGACACCGGACCGTTTTGCTGAATCGATGGCAGAAGGTATTCTTGAAACTGCCGAGAACAAAAGAACCAATTCCGACAAACTGAGAGAATCGATCAGGGTAAAGAAAAAAGGCGAAGGGAAAGGTAAAGGTAAAAAAGATGCATTAGGCGCAGTAGACAGCGCGTCCGATTGGATGTCTAAACATGCTGGCATCTTTGGTAAGATATCCGGCAAAATTGAGGAAATGGAAAGCAAGCAAGTATATGCATCAGCGATGATGACATACATGGCACGGACATGGAAGCCCGGTGTGAACTTCCGCAAGATGGACAAGCAGTTGGAAGCGAAAATCAGCGAGCAGAATCCGGAAATGCTCAAAGCAATTTACGGGGCTATTTCCGGTTCCGTCAACATAAAAGAGATTGAGGATGCCATCTACGGAACCTACATCATCCCGTCAATACAGGACTCACTTGTACAGGCTGCGCGGGAAGCGAACATCGATGGAGCAGAAGATGCCATTGTTGAATTATTCCAAAAAGGCGGGATATATGAGGAACTGCAGCGGGCGTTGCGTGGTAAGCGTGGAGAGGATGTAGACAAAGTTGTTGAAGACATTATCACCCGTGCGAGAGCCATCGCCAATATTCAGCTTGCGGAAGACATTGCGAGACGGGCTGAACAGGTAGCAAACGATACGAACCCGAACACAGGGTATGGTTTTGCAGAAGCAGTTCAGCTTGGTCAGGATATGGCAGAAAACCTTGCCGATGTCTGGATCGGAAGCCAGGATGCGAATACGCAGTTATTCAACAGGCGAATCCGGGAAAACATGTCAACGGAAGAATTCCGAAAAATGTATGTTGATCACCAGAAGGTACTGAATGAACGGTGGGCAGGTCTTTATGCCACTGTACAGCAGAACTACAACGGCATTCTCAAAGGGCTTGGGTTTGCGGATGACACTACAAAGTCATATGTCAACGCAATGATCGAGCGGGACAACCTCTGGGTGAACTTCTACAACAACAGACAGCCTGAGTTATTCCAACCATATCTTGACGCATTGGAATGGAAAACCGATGACACCTTCGAGAAATGGGATGCCCGTGTCAAAAAGGCATGGGAAGATTACAGGAAAGCCATAGGAACAGAATACGAGAATATTGTCAAGGCGGAGCAGAAAAAGCAAATCGAGATGGACAACATCTTTGCAGAAGGTCTGAAAGCATCCCTCGACAAGACGAGTGCCAAGCAGGTAGACAAAGTTATCAAACCTTTGCAAGAGCAGATTCGGAACAAGCGCCAGGAAATCGTTGCGAAGAACAAAGAGATTCGCGACACAACTGACAAAACGAGCGCACTGACAGTAAAGAATAATAAATATCGCGAAGCACAGGCAGAACGTCAGCAACTTGTAACTGATCTGAAAGTATTACAGCAAAAGTTATATAACGCCATTAGGGACTTGGGTCCGAAGACAGCTGCACCCGCAGCGAGTACAACGCCGACCCCCGTTGCTGATGTCCGTGCTGATGTTGTAGAAAGAACGGCAACTGAGACACAGCAGACTGCCGAACAGCTTGCGGACATGAATGCGGAAGAAATCGCAGACACAGAGAAGATGCCTGAATCTGTTGATGATGTCAGGAGCAGGATTTTAGAAGAAGAACTCGCGAGTGTCCGAAAAGCGAAAGAAGAGATACAGTCCCGTATTGATGCGCTTGTCGCAGAGAACAATCTCGAAAAGAACATCGATGAACTTAAACGCCTGAACAATGTGATGATGTCCAATAATTTCAGGGAATTGCAAATCGAAGAAGAACTCTCTTCCCTGAAACAGGACTTTACTCCGAAGAATTGGAAGATGGAGTTGAACAAGAAGAACCTTTACAAAGCCGCGAAAGCTTTAGGTGCTTCCGATGAATTAGCTGTTGCGATCACACAACTCAACAGGATACACGCAAACGAATGGGAATCCAATAACCCCGGCAAGAAGTACAAAGATGTTGGCGGTATGACTCTTGAGTACATCGATGAAGACCGCACCGTTCCTGTTCGTGGAGCGGACGGTCAACTGTATCAGGTGGAGACGATAGACCGTGCTGATGTCAATACTCCAGAATTCAAAGCATGGCATGGCGATCACCCAGAGAATTTCAATCCTGATGGTACACCGTTATCTGTATGGCACGGGAGCGATGCATTCTTTTTATCGTTCGCCAAGGAGTTGCTTGGCAAGAATACTGGCGCTCCGTCTGCAAAATTAGGCTTTTTTACTGCTGGCACCAAAGAAACTGCACAAAGTTATATTGAATCTAGGTCGGCAAGATTGGTTGATTCTCATTACGAAGATACTATTGCTCAGACAATATTCCATAGAAGTGAAGCGTACAGAAGCGCATCCTCCGAAAATTTTCGAGGCTATAAGTTTAGTCATGAGTATATTGCTGAATTACTAAGTGACCTTGATTATATTAGCGAGAAAGTTAGAAAAACTTTTGATATTCCTGGTAATATGAGTATTCCTACAGAAACTGCGGGAAACAATATTAGAAGACTATCAAAAGCTGTTGATAATCATGCCAATGATACTAATTACTATACGTTCCTCACACAGTTGAACGAGGAAATTTTATATGCAAATGAAATTTATAACTACGCTGACATATCCATAGACCAAAAGGATTCAATTTCTAATGTCATCAAGGAAGCAAATCACCAATTGCGTGAGAAAAAAGGTAATAATATATTACTCAATTTAATATTTGATTACGACAAATTTCGTGATATGGAATTTGTCGAAGGATTCGAGCCAATATTTACAGAGGAAGAATCACGAGAAGTAAGAGATCATTCTGATTATCTAAGGGAAAAATTATTTGCGGAATTCCCTGGAATGGAAAATTACTTTTACTCTAATAGAATTAATCCTTTCTCAGATTTCGATCCAGTTGATGCATGGTTCGATTACGATTATGCCAATAAAACCCACAACGCCACAGATATTGATAATAGTATCGAACGAATCAACCGTGAAACACAGGCACTAAAGTATCAAAACGAAAAAATTGAAGAAGCTTTATCACATATTGATACGCTCAAAGAGCAATACAATATTATATTGAAATCCCCAGAAGATCCTCATGTTAGAGAACTCTATTTATCCTTTAATAATCCTTATGTTGTTGATTATCAAGGCAAGAATCGCGCTGATGTTATCCAATATTCTCAGGCTATTCGATACGCAATTGATAACGGTAATGATGCAGTTATCTTGAAGAATACATACGATGGCGGTCCTTTGGATAATATTTACGTTGTCTTCAATGAAGATCAGATGAAGTCAGTATATAACTCAGGTGAGTGGTCTGATCCGAAGAACATCTATCATCGCCAACAGGAACAGCGCATCAAAGGGCAGTTCAGCATACAGGATAGCGAGAAGATGGTGGAGTTGTTCCGTGGCTCAGACATGGGTACTCTCATTCACGAAGCGATGGGACACGGATGGGCAACCACACTGAACGACAATCAGATAGAAGCACTCGCTGCCTACAACGGATGGACATCAGCAAAGTATCGCCAATTGGAACACAAGTGGTATTACGAACCTGAGACGATGAGCCAGACAGAACGGCAGGAATGGGTAGATTCTCAGGAACGTTTCGCTTACGGTTTCGAACAGTACTTGCTGAATGGTGTCGCACCGAACAGCGCAATGAAAGAACTGTTCGAAAAGTTCCGCAGATACCTGTTAGAGATATACAAAGGTGTACGGCATATCCTCTACAAAGGAGAACCGATTGACATTTACGAGTTCCGCAATGGCGTTGCCCTCTATCAGATTTTCGATTCCATGCTTTATATGGGCGACAGGGAATTCAATATCGACACATCCAACCTGGAAGATGTGAACAGCAAAGTCATTCCGGGTAAGGCATCGTATGGTTATGTCATCCCGCAGGAAATCAGGGAATACCTGATATCAGAATCAGCACGGCAGGGAGAGAAAGTCCAGAAGATAAAAACAGCCGCAGAAGAAAAGATGCGTGTGGAAACCCAGAACTTCTTGAATGAATATGGGAAGAAGTGGAACCTGACCGATGCAGAAGCGCAGGAACTTGTGGTGGATATCATGCACGATTTAGGATTGAATCAGGACTTACCTGAGAATCCCGAACTCATGCATTCTATTACAGAAAAGATAAAGCGTTTTCCCGGCGGTATTCGTAACATAGATAAGTTTATACGATCCCACAGATCGGATGCTGCAAAGATAAATGACACTGCTATCGATGCTATGCTGAAAGATATCGAGCAAGGTTCACGTTGGGATGAGTCTTTCGGATATGCACTGAATCAGGAAGGACAGACCAATTCTGAGCCGGAAACAAGACCTGTAGAAAAACCGTTCGAACATGGAGCACATACAATTGTCAGCGAAGTGTACCAGAATGGCGAAGCGGTAGCGTACGTCCCGCAGGACATGGGCGAGACTTCTGTCGAGGTCGGGGATAAGAAGGTAAACATCCTTGGCGTATCACCGGAAGATCCCTCTCTGTGGGTATATCAGGATGGGGATGAGATATACACGACAAAGAAACGTGAGGATACCGGGCAGAATAACATGGATGGGCAGATGGATAACGGTGCTCTTGGCGCACTGGACCCGATGCCACAGGCTAATCACCAGATATCCTATGAACAAATCATCCCGATATTGGAACAATTCAAAAACGTTTATAAACGTTCTCTGAATGATGCTATGGCGAACAAGATGTTCGGCTCTCTCGATGACGAGACGAAAGAACTTGTAAGGCAGTACATCGATGTTGATGTCCGTCAGGATCTGCAAAACGCAAAATTCAAGACAGGAAAATTTGGCGAGTCGATGCGTGACGCGGCGTTGCTGAATTACTCCAAACGGTACGGATTCGATAATGCTCTGACCTTGCTGTTCCCCTATCAGTTCTGGCAGACACGTTCCATGTGGAATTGGCTGAACCGGATGGGCGGTAAAGGCGGTAAGATGTGGAGACGGTACGCAAGGCTGAAAGCTATCGAAGAGCGGAACAAGAAGGAAATGATGCCGTCCAGAACTACAGGGAAGGTCGGTATCTATATCCCGTTCCTTCCTGAGTGGATGGGCGATGCTCTGTTCATGCCGACATCGCAACTGTCCATCGTCGGCAACTTTATGGATCCGCTCCTCGAATGGTCTTCGGACAAGAATGCTATCATCGCAACAGCCGAAAGATATGTACAGGAAGCATTCAATAATCAGGATATATCTCTCGAAGAATACCAGAAAGCAATGGACCCAGCAAGACGAAGCGGAAGTGCTGTGTGGGATGAGATGTATGCGAAAGCGCAATTGGAAGGGTCAAACGATAAAGACTTCGGAAGTCTGTGCAAACAGTACTTCGGGATGTCACTGCCCGCATCGATCACAAGCGCAGTACTGAGGGATGACGCAGGAGACTGGAACCAGACCCCTATGACCAGAACAGGCACAGCATGGCGCGCGCTCTTCGGTGACAACATTATCGGTAAAGCGGGTGAATTTGTATTATCCGCGCCAGAACGTGCATTACGCGCCGCCGTTGTAGGCGTCACCGGAAAGAATGATTTCCGCTATACTGAGTTCGGAGCATTCGGCGATTACTATATCCGCAATCAGTTATGGGATATGGTAGTGGAAGGACGCATCTCCGCAGAGAATGCAATCGAAGCACAGGCAGAGAAAGACGGGAACAAGTATTGGGAGATGGCTGCCGACCGTCAGAGACAGGAAGTATTACAGAAGACACAACTGCTGTCCGCTACAATGCCTTTCAAACAGATGGTGGAACATGTCAGAAACGGTGAACAGGATAAGCTTGGCGATGATGTCAAATATCTGTTTGCCGAACTGCTGACCATGTGGACACCGGCTTCCGTGGTGAGAGATGCTGAACGGACATGGCGCGAAGACAAAGCCGAACTCAGTAAGCTTTACGATACCAATGACAAAAAGGGCAGAGAACAGTTCCACGAGGAACACCCGTATTACACCTACAATAATCTGCGATACGAGGACGATCCGGAACAGGCGTTGCGCAGTTATCTGTACAAGTCTATTACCCAGAAGTGGTTCGACCTCGACAAGACGGAACAGGCTGAACTAAAGATAACATTCGGGGACGACTTCGAACGGGATGTTATCAACAAAGAAACCAGAGCGATCGAATCGATGGATCTGAACAGACTTGCAGCTTACGCCCAGGCATTGAACGGTTCTATTCCATATCTTGCGACGGATGCTTTGAACACAATGAATGTTCCGAAAATCAATATGAACGTTGTTCCGCAGACTGAAGTTGTGGATTATCGGACATATGTCAATTTGAGGGAAAAGCTTTACCCCGGAATGGCAGATGTGGAAAAGGTGTACTACAACTTGCCCGTAGAGGACCGCAAGATGTTCCGAAATGCGAACCCGAACCTGACCAAATACTGGAACTGGAAAACTCAGTATATGACGGAGCATCCAAATGCCAAGAACTTCTCCAACCGCCAGACGAACTACTACAATACTATCGAAGCGGAGAATGTGATATCTGTCCTCGATGAGTATACGATCAAAGCACTGACAGTTGCAGCTTACTCAAAGCAGAAACTCGATAAGACATTCCGGGCATCTGTTGAATATGCGATGGGTAAAGCAGGGGTAACGGATAAATATGACGACTTTGAAAAGATTTTGAAGGACTACATACTCGGAAAGTAATTACTTAACAAATAACTATATTTAGTGATATAATACGAGTAGAGTCTTACAGAAGATGGGACGAATACCTATATATGGTGTTCGTCCCTTTTTTATTTACACAAGGAGAATCAATTATGCCAGAAGAAGCTTTAGGTAGTGGACAGGTAGGGCAACCTGTGTCGCCTGAACCGCAAGCACCGGCAGTCACCGAACAGGGTGGAACGGTCGGAGTTAGTGGTCAGAGTGCTCCGCAAACTGAACAACCTCTTTCCCTGACTCAGTCTCAACTGAATCAGATGATCCGCGATGCGATGAATGCTGAAAAGCAGAATTGGTTGAATGAAGCGTACCAGAATACGCAAAGCATGAACGACAAATTCGAGAAGCGCGTCAACGATACGATCTCAGCTTTTGAAAAAGCCGGAATAAAGACTGACAAAGTCTCAGCCGCAAAGTATCTGCGTGAGCAGGACAGACAAGCGCAAGCCCAAGCCCAACAGCAACCGCAAATCAGCCCTGATTACCAACAGTTCTTACAACGGTTTGGCACAACCAGATCGGGCGACTCAAGACTACAGGGGGCATTCGCTCTTGAAAAAGAGTACGGTATTCAGCTTTTGAAGAACGACCCGGAATTCGAAGAATTCTTTGGCGATCCGAAAAAGCAATGGAGCAGTGCCTATCAATTCGTGCGCGACTATGAACGTGCGCTCGAAAAGAAGAAGGGACGCTCAGCACAAGATGCGCAAGGCAATGTCGCGGGAATCCCAAGCATGAGCGGGACGGGGAGACAATCCGATGGGATAACGAACCTCACCCCGTCAGGGGACATTCTGGACAGAGCACTTGCAGAAATGCGAAATAAGAAGAGGTAACTATGCCGCAGAATATCACGAACCCGACCAGAATCAACCTGGCTCACTATCTTGATAACCCTATGGCTACCACCGTGGAAAAGGGCATTGTTCAGCAGATTCGTGAGGAATCCCCGCTTCTGAACATGCTTCAGTTCCACACTGAGAATCGTCTGAAGTTCTTCAACTATCGCGGGCCTACCACTGTCGAAGGTGGAACCTGGAAGAAACTTGGAGAACCTTTTGACGAAGGTATCCTGTGGGATTATGACCGGATCGAAGAATCCACCTACCGCATCGGCATCAAGTTCAAGATTGACGAAGAACTTGAAGGTGTTGCGGATGAAACAATCGTTGACCCTGTCAAATCCAATATCGAACTGCGCACTCGTGGCATCCATCGCCAGATTGCCGATTCCTTCCTGAACGGGAAGAGTGCTGATAACAACGGGAACTCTTTCACCGGGCTGAAGGAACGTCTTACCAAGATGCGCGCAACGCAGACACTCCAGGCTCTGGATACTTCCAATGCTCTGGATATGCGCACCTCTGCTTCTGACTATGCTCAGAACGTAGAGACATTTATCGTCTTGCTCAATAAACTGTGCAAGGCTGTTGACGGTGGACGCCCGGATTTCTTTATCGTGAATGAGGACTTCCAGATCAAGTTCGAATCCATCCTGAGAACTTCCGGTCTACTCACCTACACGAAGGACAACATGGAACGTGAATTCCCGTCCTTCAAAGGCATTCCGTTTATTGACATTGGTCGGAAATGCGATGACACATCCTACATCCTGACCAACAATGAAACCATCACCGGCGGTGACGGGGTCGTAGGCACTGACCACTGCACCAGTATCTATGCAGTGAAGCAGGGTCCGCAGTACCTGACCATGCTCGAAAAGCATCCGCTCCGTGTCCGCGACCGCAAGGCCGAATACGATGAGGACATGATCAACCACACCTACTTCATTGACTGGGTGCTCGGTATGATGATCACCCACCCGCGCAGCGTTGCACGTCTGCAGGGTATCCGGATGGAATAAGGAGGCAGACATGTTCGATAAATATTCCATGCTTATTGACAACGGCACTACTGCCGTAACAGCAGATGCGAACGGCACTCCGCTGTTCCGCACATGGCTGAAGAGCACAGACCTTGTTGCCTGCCTTTCCGTTGGCGGTACCATCAGCGGTACCTCCCCCACTCTGGACGTCAAGATCCAGGGAACCAACGATAATGGCTCCAACTGGAGCGATATCGTTTCTTTCCCGCAGAAGACCGGAACCGGCAAATATAAGAAGTACGTCCGCTTCCTTGCACCGTATGATCAGATTCGTGCGGTCATCGATGTCGGCGGTACTTCTCCGTCTTACGGAGTTGTGCAGTGCGGTCTTGTACCGGCAGGTGAATTCACCGATCCTGCCTAAATCGGCAGATGAGGGCAGGGGGAGAAATCTCTCTGCCCTTTTTTTATAAGGAGACAATATGGCTAATTTAGTTATCAAAGGTGTGTATACATCCAAGACTGCTCTGGACACTGCGGAGTTGGCAACAGCCTCCAACGGTGATACCTACATTGTAGGGAGTAAATCTCCGTATGACCTGTACACCTACAGTTCTACTGACACTGCTTTCAAGAAGGGTGAGAAGGTCGGACGAAAGGGTGACTTTGATATCGCCATCGATGATGTGACAGAAGACATCTCCGTTGATAAGCTGTACAACATCCCCTTCAAAGGTGAAGACGGAAAGACCCTGAAGATCCGAAAGGGTCTGCATCTCGGAGAAATCCACTTTTACGTTCCCGGAGCATAACCATGAGACTGTTTGACGCAACGTTGGATCTCGCACGATATGCGCAGGGCATAGAAACCCACAAGGTAACATCTGTCAGTCTTGACGGAAGGAAATTCGTCTGCCCTACACTAAGCGCACATCTCGGAGAGTATACAGATGGTGGAACCTGTTGGGTTTTGTCCGGTGAATCAGAGGGAAAATCCCAGCCGATCACCAGAGCGAAAGATCAAAGTGTAGAGGTAGCGTTACCTTTCGAAGGTTTGGCTGCGGGTGACAGCGTTGCGTTAAGCTGGAGACATTATTTCAACACGCAGAATCTTATCAATGCAGTCAACCACGTTCTCTACGATTATCCTATCATGGAGATATATGAAGACACGACAGAAGACCCGGAAAGGTATAAGCATACACAGTACGAGTACGAACTGCCGGGAGAAGTTACTCTTGATGTTCGGCGTGTTGAAATACAATGCAAGAACTATCACATTCCCTGGTGCGAGACACTTCCTGATACCTTCACGATTTGCCATTACTGGCATCTCGATGGGAGGAAATTGACCATTGATCCGCATTGGATTTATAAACGTGACGGGAAAATCAGGATCCACTATGTCAAGGATCACGGAGAAATTATTGACCCTGAGACACAATTGATATCCGAACAGGTAGACAAAAACTATCTGCGGAAGATGGCGAACCTTTGGCTGTGGACGCATGAGATCCAGATGAAGCATAAGGACAATCCCATTGCGGTCGATATGTATAACCAGGCTAAGATGGATGAGGAAGCTTTTGGTAAAAAGAATATTCCAGAAACCAATCTCTTGCCGAAAGATATTTGTTATTTCTGGTAGGTTGGAATGAATAGACAAGTAGTAAATACCGAAACGAAATTCTTTGACAGTGATGCTTTCAAGCTTACTGATCTGGATAGCCAAGAAAGTTTGATGATGATTCCCTGTGATACCGCAGGGAATTTCTCATGGACAGGCGTGACCAGAGCACCGCTTCAGCGGAATGCCATGCAGACTTCGAACACGAATAATCAGTACAGCGATCTTGAACCCCCGTGGCTGAGTATCCCACAAGAAGACTGGACAGGCGGGAGAGGAAACCTGATATTTCCGAAGGACACTACCAGATACTTTGACGGCAAGAGATGCCAGACATCTTTCAATCAGGTGATCTATAATGGTCCGCTTGATTATTATTCTGAGGGCTTTCGGCAGAATGTATACACGAACTATCCCGGAAATGTCCATTGGAAGAGGATGTTGTCTGGACAACTTACAACGGTAATTGCCAATGCGAGCAGTCTTGAAGCAGGGGAAATATATATCCTGTTGCGGAGACGAGGAACTCCGGTAAGCCCGATAAAGGTTGGTCTGTCTGTGGAAGAAGGTGAATTCGCAGATACACCTGCCGAAATCACAACGGATGATATTACCGATACGGTCAGCGAATTCTATAAGGTGATCCTGAACCAGACGATCACTGCCGAATCCGCACAGGATATTTCCCTGATGATCAGCACTGAAGACGGCACAATGGATGACCATTGGGAAATCGGTGTGAATGATGATAGCGAACCGTATTACCGCATTGCTCCCGTTCAAGACGGATACCGCTCAATATTCTTTATGTACGAGCAGCTTCAATTTATGATCCGTCAGCAACCGAATGGAACGCCTACCTTATGGATTAACGGTGATATCAGGCTCACGACAGGGGCAACGGATACAACAATCTCATCGTCTACCGAAACAGATCCTACGCCCTGGGCTGTGGATCAGTGGAAAGGAGCACGGATCGGTCTTGTGTACGGCAAAGGAATCGAAGGACAGGTGTCAGTATGGAGAACCATCGAAGGGAATACCACAGACACCATCACCGTTGATAAACCATGGGATGTAATTCCGGGTGTCGGGTGCACGTATATCATCGTTGACACACCGCTCTGGACACAAATTGAAACCGAACTGCTGACTACAGCGGTCACTGATATCGAAGTGGTGCATGGATATGTATACATATGCCAAGGGGATTACACGCCTTATATCGTCATGTGGTGGAATTCCATTTCTGGAACATTCCAATTTAGTAATGACTACTACACTACAGGCGTAGTAGATACATCCGATGAAGAAATAGATGTACCGGAAATAATTGAAACAGAAGCATTGAAAGCTACCTTTATCAAATCTGTCCGTGATTCTGACGGTATCATGCTGTGGAGAGCACGGAATGATGCGGTTACTTATGAGATCCATAATACCGCTGATGAAGGACAGGATCCTGTCTATGAAGTTATACAGGGCGATGTGCACAACCGGCTCATTGATAAAAGCTACCTGCTTGACAGGGATATCTTGACCGGGCACATGGAACCGGATCCTGAAGACGAAGATGATGACGGAACGGTTATCTATAAATGGACGCTGAAAAAATTAGTTCCGTCAGCAAAAACCGTTATGGAATGTACTTATCCAGGTCTGGATGGGGTGAGCCAGAGAACTGCTGAGTATGCTGATTTTTACTATCCTGATGTTGATTTCAAGCAGTACAAAATTATGATCGGGAAATTTACCACAAGTACACTCAACGATATGCTGACGGTGACATTACAGGAAAGCCCGGACCTGTATGATTGGAAAGACGTAAAATCAATCACCTGTGGATGTGTAGGTTTCTTCTACTTACACGCCCACTGTCAACATAGATACCGCAGAATACTGGTAAGTCTTTCCGGTGGCGGTATCCGCACAATCGAAATCACAATGGGAACTTCTCCTGTATTTGAATCTGGAATAATTCTAAAAGACAACTATGGGAAGATCGCAAAGTTATTCGAATATGGAGCGGAATCCTATAAGAATCTTTGGGTATTTCAAGAGGGGATGGTTAGTTCAGTAAATAAAGTAGATGGAACGTACACTTTAGACAGGATCAACATTGACGAACTCGAAGCGACAGCGGAAGAGTGGAATGGGTCGGCAGTAAACACAACTGATGTTTATATGCTGTTCTCATGGCTGAACGGGCTACAGAGATACTACAATTCACAGCTTGAGGGAAAGGGCCCGGATCACGATGAAGGGTTACCGTTCGAACGTCAGGGAAGAGTTACCCAGTTCGTCAGTTATCCGTCAAACTTCTTCATCAGTATTGACGGCGGGGCGGAAGGTTATTCCACAGTCATGCAGTTCAACGGATCGGGCTGGGCAGAATTGTACAGGGCGCCGAATAAAGGCGAGCAGATATTCGATATGGCTTTTCAGCCGATATACGGCACACGCCCTGATCGGCTCTGGGTGCAGGTCGGGGATGATGTGATCTGGCTCGCAATGCCGTCGAAGATCCTCTATGCCATGCAGGACCCGAACGCTGAATATACCCACGAATCAGTTATGGTTTCAGCATGGCATACTGCCGGGATGATGGATATCGAAAAGTTGTGGCAAAGTCTGAAGATCATCGCTGATAATCTTGACGACACTACCTGCTGGATCGAAGCGGACTATCAGCTTGACGACGAACCAGAATGGTATCCGATTGAAAATTTATATATTGTTAGTCCATCGCAAAAAGAGGATCTCAACCCTTATGGTTCAGTAAATGGAAAACGTCTGAGATATCGGCTGAGACTTTATACAACAGACATCCATAAAAGCCCAAAGGTAAACGCCGTTGTGCTCGAAGCTGTCGGTCGAGTAGACATCAAGTGGTCATATAACTTCTACTTCAGGAACATCAAATGGAAGAGGGATTTGAACGCAGAGTTTGAAGACCTCGAACCTCTGGAGATGCAGAGCGTCTTGGATGACTGGGCGAACAGGCTGAAGAAACTCAGGCTGAATTCCCGATGGAAAATCTTTGACGATAAAATCGTCTACCTGGATGCAGTGCAGACATCTGTACTCACTGAATTACAGGAAGGGTACATTGGACAGATTACTTTGAACGAGCTGTAACATGGCACCGAGAAAACGAATTTACATTCCATCACGTTCAGGACTAGGCAGAAAGCCCACTGTAAAACTGCCTCCTAAAATTTCTCCTGAATCAAAGCCACCATTTCCTGAAATCAAGCGGGTGCAAGGAATTATGCCTGACTCAAAAGAGGAGTATTGGGTAGCCCTGGCTTTGTATAAATTGAAAATAGACTTCGAGTTTCAGTACCAATTGTTTGGGGGGCGAAAGTATAAGGGTGGTCAAGTTATTGACTTCTGGGTCTATACTATGCCACTGCCCACGCCTATATTCGTGCAAGGGTGGTACTTCCACTATGCGACAGCAGAGAGGACAGCGCAGACGAAGCTGAATTTGATGTACCTCGAAAGCAGATTGGCGGGAAAAGCTATGAAACCGGTGGAAATACTGGACATCGAAATCCCCACGCCAGACGATGCGTATATTGTTGTCAAAAGGAAACTGAACAGATAAGTTGGTAACGCTTATAAGCGATAAATCTCAGGACGCTGAGAAATAATTTACAAGGAGTATTTTATTATGGAAATGAATATGACTAACCTTCTTTGGTTCTTCGCTTTCATTTTTCTCGCCGGTGGTAATGGCTTCGGTGGGCTTTTTGGTAATAACCGTGTTCCGATGGGACCGCCTCCCGCTACTCAGGCTGACCTGACCGCAGGGCTGAACAACCAGAGCATCATGAATGAATTGAACGCTTTGGGTCTTGCCACGCAGAACAATAACTACGAAACAGCCCGGCTCATCAGCGATCAGAATCTGCTGATGGCAACGCAGAACAACACCAACCAGATCAATGTGATTCAGGGCTTTAATCAGATTGCTGGCAAGATTGATGCGCTGTCCGCTCAGATAGCAAGCTGTTGCTGTGAGATCAAGACCCAAATGCTTCAGGATCGCCTTGCCGATGCACAGGCTAAGATCGTATCCCAACAGGCTGAAATCAGCAATAATCAGCAAAATCAGTATCTGCTTGGGCAGATGGGTAAATGGGTGGCTAATGCTCCGGCCGCTGCGGGTGCGTAACCATGTTGGAGTACCTCAAAAAGCACATAGTCGATGAGCTCTCCGGTGCAATCGACTACATGACCAAGGCTTTGGAACACAAGGGAACTAATTGTGGCACAAAGTTTTATCACATGGCTTTGACGGAACTGGAACATGCGAATGAACTGGTGAAAATGTATACCGGGCAGGAACGTCCGAAAGGCATGACAGATGCCGAATACAGCGAACTGTACCGCGCGATCCTTGATTCCTACTCTACCCATATGGGAAAGAATGATGAAAAGGCGCATGGGGCAACTCATGCGCCTATTATATTAAGCAGTTATTTATCATATACATATAGTGTATAATAATAGCAGAGGAACTAAATATGGATCTGTTGGCAACACTTGGACAAACATTATATCCGGGGCAGCGCATTCCCAGGGTGAAAGGGTGGGCGGGTGCAGTAAACTACCACATCCCCAGAGATTGCGAGGCAACGCTGTTAGATCAGGACAATCCTGATATTGTGTATTTCAAAAAGAATGACATAAACGGGAATGAAGAGACGGCATGGTACGACATCCATGAAAGAGCAGTGCCTGAATTTGATCCCGATAAATATGTATCCACAGAAAAATTTGAAGAGAGAATGGAGAAAATAGAACATGGCATCAATCTTCTCACAAAATCCTTTACCGCCAAATTCGGGACAATCGCCGAAGACGATGATTAGCAATGTCATCAATCAGATTTTGGGTTCAGCGAATCCGCAACAGGCATTCCAGCAAGTGCTTCAGCAAAGTCCTGATGCACAAAAAGCCATGAACCTGATCAGCCAGTATGGAAATGGGGATCCAAAGCAGGCATTCATGAATTACGCATCACAGACCGGCAAGCAAGGCCTTGCGCAGGAAATTATTCAAAAGTTAGGATTAGGATAATTATGGCAGAAACAAAGAAACAAAATATAAAGATTGAAAGTGGAACCGACTTTGTTATGCCGTTCGTCTGGCTTGACGAAAATGACGAACCTGTAGATCTGACAGGCGCGGTTATCGAAGCACAGCTTAGAGAATACTCAGCAAGCAGTGACGGCTTTGATTTTATCTGTGCTCACAATGGAGCAGAGGGGAAAATCATCCTGACGATGCCACACGAAGTCACGTCATTGATTCCCTACTCAACGGGGTATTATGATGTTTTCGTCACCTTATCTGGTGCAGAGGGGAATATTCGGTCTATGGCACGATATGGTGATGTCGAGATACAAGACAATGTCACCAAGCCGATTGAAGGGACGATGCTCTACATGATCGGCGTAGACGGGTACGATGATCTGCCGGAAGCAGGTGATATTGCTCGTCTGTATTTTGTTTACGAAGACCGGAAAATCTATCGTTGGAACGGGACTAATTATGTTGCCACTGCTGTCGGGAATGGGATAAGACAGATCGAATTCAAAGAGCACAGTTCTCCGTTTACCGATACATTCACCATCATTTATGATGACGGGACTACCTGGGATTATCAGGTGACGACCAAAGGTATTGAAAGCATTGAACTGATCGGTACGACAGGTGACTGGGTGAATGGGTCTGTGGATAACTACCGGATACACTTCAATAACGGTGACCATTATGACTATGATGTTCGGGGCGGGAGAATATATTTTCCAATCTTTGATGTGGACTTTGAAACGGGATATTTGGTGATGACGGAAGATGTATCCGTTATTACTTTTTTGATCAATGAAACCAGCGGAATGCTGAGTTACAGTTACTAAGGAGCAACAACATGCCATCAGTAAATATTGGAATTGTCAGCCCGGTTATAAAGGGCGCATGGGATGAAACAGCAGATTATGATCGGCTGAATATTGTACACGGAGAAGACGGTGCTACCTATCAGGCTGTGCAGGCCGTTCCGGCGGGGACTGCATTGAGCAATACGACATACTGGATGCAGCTCACCCCGAAGGCTCCGACTTTTACCGCAGAAGATGTGGCTTTTGATGCAGGCGGTACGGTGGAGAATACCGGCACGGATATGGAACCGAAACTGCATTTCAGCATTCCCCGTGGCGTGACCGGGAATGAAAGCCTCGATAATACGGCGGGGCTTGGTGACACCGATGTGGTCGTTTCCGCTGACAGAGTGGCGAACGCCGTGAAAAATGAGAAAAGTATTATTGCTAATCTCGCGAATACCAACCTTATTGCAAACGCAGTTTTTGAAAAAGGGGGGTGGGGTGCGATATCAAACTGGAGCAGTCCTAATTTGAACACATACGTTTACAGAGCCCACACCACCATAACTTTTGAAGAGCCGAAAGATATTATTATCGTTTCTGATCCAACTGTTTACCAGTATGGTCTCGGCGCATTTGATGTGGATAATAATGTGATCGCTTACAGTGCATCATGGGAGAATGATCCAAAGGTCCTCAGCGGGGTCAAAACTCTGCGCCTGCATTGTAAAAACCGGAATGACTCCTCCTCAAATCACATCAGGGTCTGGTGGGAAACTGAAAATAATGATTTTGGTTTGAAGGTGTATACGCTTGATAATCCCGCAGATTTTAGCGATCTGATTGCACAAGGCAGACAGAGTGCTTACATGACCTGGATGGGGAAATGGGTAAATGGTTCTTGGTCCTCGATGGATAATTATGAGAATCCCACTCCAACCGAATCCACACGGCGAATAAGAAACGAAATCATCTTCGACAAAGAAACGGATATCGAGATCCGTCTGGCGAATCCCGGATATCAGATTACCTGTATGGCATTTGATGAAAATAATATTCTTTGCTTTAGGAGCAGTCCGGCTTACTCAGATGAGAGCAGACTGATCACCGGCGCAAAGACGCTTCGAATGATCATGAAAAATTCCGAAGACTCAGGTTCCCATAATGTCGATATCACGTTTGCTGATTTGGCTAAGAGCGGTTTATCGATCGTTCCCCATGTGACCAACAAGCAGGATGCGATCCGGCTCAAAGTGATGGACTACAATATCGGACGTTTTTCCTACGGGGTATCACCGAAATATCTCAGCCAGAATCATGATGAAAAACTGGCGAACTACAAGAAATTCTTTTTCACCGAAGCATGTGACATCCTTGGTATGCAGGAATGCAATCAGTACTTGGATGCTTCTGACAGCACCGGAACAGAGAGCGCGAATGACATTATATTTTATCCGTTGTATCCATACTCCAGAGATAATTATGGCAATACCTGTATTAAGTCTAAGTATAAATTATACAATGCTCAAACGCTGACCTTTGAATGTTCCGATCGGAAGATGGCAGCCGGATATATTCATGTCGGTGATAAGCAGATATTTGTGGTATCAACTCACCTCACACCAAACGCCGGGCAGGAAGAAATGCGGGCTGAAGAGATGGCTGAATTGATCACGATCCTGTCAAAGTATAAATATTTCATCTGCTTCGGGGATTTCAATACCTTGACCGGGGAAGAGAGTTTATACGAGCTATTGAAGGTTGCCGGTTTCCATGTTGCAGATGGCGGGTATCTGCCGTACGAATGGACTTACAGTATGAATCGAGATGACTACAGCCGGGATGTTCCCGTTGATCCTGACCGGAAGTATTTGCTCGACAACATCGTAACAAGTTCCAATATCATCATCGAGAATTTCAAGATCCGGAAGGATATGTACACGTTGCTCAGTTCTGATCACATTCCTGTGACAGCGGAGCTGGTGGTCCTGTAAAAAAGAGAGCCGGGATGACCGGCTCTTTCATTATCTCTTGACGGTGACACCCGTCTGCCCGAATTTTCTGTCCATCGGGGAGAATGACCTTGCTACTTCCTGGTCGGCGAGTTCATCTATTCGCAGATACCGCTTTGTTATCTCAATGCTTTTGTGGTCAAGAGCACGGGATACCATGTAGATATCCTTTGTGGCTTTATATAACTCTAAAGCATAGAAACGCCGGAAGTCATGGAAGTGATGCATAGGAATTTTCGCTGAATCGCAGAGACGGCGAAGCACCTCCCGCATTCCTACAGCAGTGAGGGCAGTGCCATCCATGCAGAGCCAGAGCGGGTCATCCGGTTTTACATCATCAAGACAGTCGAGGTATTTCTTCAATGCCTTTTCTGTAGCAGTGCCGAATGCTTTGACATGGTAGTATTGGTCTTTCTCGAAGACCGTCATCTGACAATGGGCAAGATCGACATCCTTTATCCTGAGGGATGCGAGGGACATTTTGCGGATGCCGGTATCGCACAGCACCATAAGCAGTGCAACATTCCTTTCCGGGAATTCAGACTTCTTAGCTGCCTTGAGCAATAGGTCTATCTCGCTATGCGTGATCCCCTGCCTTGGCAGAGCAGAACATTTCTTCCGTTTGACTTTTGATATCGGGCATTGAGATTCTATTTCATATTCGTCCCAATACCAATTGACAAAAGCACGGAGGTGACGGAAAAGGAAATCTACCCCGCCCGGTTTATGATCCATCGCATAATCATCAACCAGAAGCTGAAGCACATCACGATTGACATTAGACATGTTGTCCTCTGTCAAATCGGTAAGCCCCGGAACAATCACCCTTTGTCCCAGTTCTTCGTAAATTTTGTAAGTCGATTCCGATACGGACGAACTGCGATCCCGTAGAAATCGATTGTAAGTCGGCAACACACTGACTGTTAATCGTGAGTTTGCAACAGTCAGTGCGTTGTTCCTGATAATTCTCGCCATTGTTTCTCCTTCCTTAAAGAAAAGCAAAACAATGAATGAGCGCGGTTACCTCGTAACCTTAAAACATTCCTGCCAGAGAATGATTTTATTGCGCCCCCAGAGGGAGTCGAACCCCCAACCTCCTGATTCGAAGTCTCCCCCGGAATTTGTTTTGCTTTCAACAACCATTTACGAATAAAAACTACCTCTGAACAAACGGTATAAATACCGTGTTATCAAACCAATCATAGGGTTATATCGGGTTATGTCCGCAACACAATGACTATCCTGTTAGCCATTGTTAGAAACGGCGTACCATTTCCACCAGTACTCCGTCAATGTGGATGTTCATCTCTTCACATTGTTTCGGATCATAATGCAGTTCCCGGAACATGGGATTTATCGGGATGAGCGTAATACCTTTGCTGTCCTTTTTGACCTTCTTCAATGTCGATTCGTTATCGACCGTAACAGCGCATATCTTACCGTTTGCCCTTTCCGTGTTCTTGTCCAGAATGATGATGTCCCCATCCATCACGAGAGGGAGCATGGAATCGCCGATCACCCGCAAAGCGAACATGTCATTGGTGATCCATCCGAAAGACGGACGGATATATTCCGATGCATCCCCGAATGATTCGACAGGATACCCCGCCTGTATGCTGCCGACTACAGGGATTTCCCCGTCATGGATATCCTCATCCTCTTCAAATCCGAAATAGCCAATACTCTTATTGTAGTATTCGGCGATCTTCATGATCTTATCTTTGGTAGGAATAGATCCATTCTTCCATCCCAGAACAGCCTGACGAGATACTCCAACAAACCTCGCTAATTCGGAAACGGATGTCGAATTGATTTCCATCAGATGTGACAAATTACCAGAGAATTCCATGACATTTTTCCTGTAACCAACTTGCCATTTTCGCTTGACATGACAAGCAACTTACATTAGAATAAAGGACATAACGAACACACTAACCGAAAACAAACGGTTAGCCAAGACGGAAGGAAAGACCCTCCGATAAAACTCGCACCTTTATTATAGCGGTCTTTCTTTCCGGTGTCAAGATGATTTTGGGAGGAGGTAAATGGACTCGGAAACTATCTCATTATACACAGTGCCGGAAGTAGCAGAGATGCTCAAAGTCGGAAAAGACTATGTCTATGACAGAGTTGAAGACAAAACGCTCCGGTGCTATCGGTTCGGGCGGTCGATCCGTTTTTCAATGGCTCAGGTCAATGACTACATTGACAGGGTGGAGATGAACAAAGATGGACAGGGCTGACCTTTACTGGCAAAGACGGTTGGTAGAGATGGAACGGAGAATCGAAAGACTTGAAGCGAAACTCGACGCCATGACGGTAAACCCGAATAATACGGGTGACACCTACACCGTCAAGGAATTTGCAAAAGCCCTCGGTGTCTGCGACTTGACAGTTCGCAGGCGAATCGAACAGGGGCTTATCGGAGCGGTAAAAATCGGGAAAGCATGGAAAATCCCGAAGACGGAATTAGACAAAATTTTTGAATGAGCGGAATCCTGCCAGAGAATGCTCAACAAAAGGAGTGAAATGAAAAATTTTCAGAAAGCATCCAAAGCACTGGATTGCTTTATCAAGCAGAATTTTGAGTACAGCATTATGGTTGTCTCAGACGGATATCATCTCAGCATTGGATTTCAAGGGAAAGCACAGGATCTGTTGCGCCTGACCAATGAACTGGTAAAGTCACTGCGGTCCGAAATGGAAAAGGAATTCGGCAAGGGACTTACCGAAGCTTTGCTGAAGACCACGCTGTTCGATGATGAGCGCATCAGCGATGAAGTCGAACAGTTTCAGAAGGGAGAAATCCCCGCATGGTGAAGAAACTGATGGAACTTGAGGAGGAAGATGATGAAGACGAAGACGATGAAGACGATGAAGTCGAAGCGAGAGCAAAAGCAGTCAGTAGATTGGCAGATGCTCTTCACCACGCTCTGCACGGTGATCTTTCTGCTGATTTATCTGACAGCGATGACTGAGGTGCTGTAAAGAGAACAGCCCAGCAGTACGAATGCCGTGGCTGAACTCACGATAATTTATCAACCAAAGGAATTATACCATGAAAATGATTCATGAAACAAAAGACTACGATAGTTTCAAACATCTCCCCGGACAGAGAGGAATTGTAGAATCTCATGTCCGCGAGATTATGAAATCGATTGAAGAAAACGGGTGGATCTGTGACCCGATTCGAGTTACGGAATCGATGGAAGTATTTGACGGACAACATAGGTTGGAAGCCTTAAGGAGATTGGACATGCCTGTGGAGTATCTTGTTATCGATAATTTGACAACAGCGAATGCTGTGCGGATTATCAACAACACACAGAAAAAATGGCAAATGTTGGACTATTCCAAGAGCTACTCCGATACAGGTGTTGATTCCTATTATCTGATCAATGACCTGATGGAAAAGTACAACGTTGATATTTATACTGTGCTGAAAGCATCAGGTAAGGGAAGTTCATCCGGCGATCCAAAAACGAACTGGCAAATTAAAAATGGGGAAATGATATTTACATTGGAAAATTATCGCGATGCCGATAGCAAGTTGCCTCTATATTTGCAGTATTGTTCTCTTTTCTCTAAACATAAAGGACACAAAAAAGCCAAGACGGCTGCTTACTTCTTTTTGATCGCGAAAGGATATGACTACAAAATGATCGAAACTGCTGAATTGAATAATGGCGATTCGTCAAAAAGATTTTTCACAGCAGAAGATGCTCTTGAATACATCGAAAGAATCTGCAATTACAAAAAGCAACAGCAGAACAGAATATATCCGGTGGAAGAATTCAAGAAGTATAAGAGGACACATGATATCGGATAAGACAAAACCCCAAGAAATCGAAATCGAAGATTCGATTGAAGTGAAAATGATCCGGCTCGAAGCGATGAAGCGGGAATACAAGGCGAACAGGAAAGCTTTCCAGAAAGAGAACGAACACTTGCTTGCAAGCATCAAGAGTACGGAGAACCTGGTCTCAAGTGAAATTCTGGAGAAGGGGCACACGGTCCGGGTAGGAAATATCATTGCGGAGTATATCCCGCAAGTAAGAATCCGCATCAAACCGATGAGGGAGGAAAACGATGGCGAATGAACTGTCAACAACCGTCCTCGATCAGGATAAAGTAGACCTGATCAAGAGGACAATATGCAAAGGAGCAACGAATGACGAACTTGAACTCTTCGTCCAACAGTGCAACCGGACCGGACTTGATCCTTTTGCCCGTCAGATTTACTGCATTGGCAGAAAGCAGAAAGACCAGAACAATAATTGGATAACTGTATTCCAGACTCAGGTCAGCATTGATGGCGAACGTCTTGTCGCTGAACGCACTGGAAAATATGCAGGGCAGTTCGGGCCCTACTGGTGTGGTAAGGACGGAGTATGGAAAGAGGTCTGGCTTGAAGATGAACCGCCTACTGCTTGTAAAGTCGGAGTGATCCGCAACGACTTTCAGGAACCGCTTTGGGCTGTTGCCCTTTATAAGGCTTATGTCCAGTTGGTGCGTGATCAAGAAACCAAGAAATATGTTCCGAATGCAATGTGGAAAAAGATGCCAGAACTGATGCTTGCGAAATGTGCTGAAGCACTGGCACTTAGGAAAGCTTTCCCGATGGAACTGTCCGGTCTTTACACCCCTGATGAAATGGGGCAGGCTGAGAACCCGGTAGTAGTCGAACAACCGAAACCGCAGCCGAAAGCGCAGACCCCTGTAATTGAAGCGAGAACGCCCGTTATTGAAGGGGAAATCATTGAGCCGATAAATAATACCCCTGCGGAACAAAACCCCGTAGAAGCGCAGGAAAAGCCCAAATTTGACGAAGTCAATTTCCTGCGGGGATGGAGGCACATGGCGGGTTTACCTTCCATGACTCTTGAAGAAGCATCCGCTGTTACGGGAAAAGACGGGAAAGAGTACGGCACGAAGTCAGTACAGGCTCTCTACTGCATGCTGAATGCCATCCAGAAGAAGATCCCGACTTTACAGAACCCTGATGCACGGGACACCTATCTCATGAAGCTGTCAGCTATCAATGAAATTCTTACAGCAAAGGCCGATGCGCAGAGACGGTTTGACGAAGCGCAGAATCCTGATCCGTTCGTTGGAGGTAGCAAATGATCAAGGTTATGAAGCAGGACGATATCGACTGTACCACTATCGTGGAATGCTCAGAGAGAAGTTTCGCATGGATCCACTGCCATGCAGTTGATAAGCGAACAGATGCCCTCGAAGAAATCGAAATGTGGATCGAAGCAGATGAGGATACCTATAAGGCCGAATGCTCCAGAATGCTTTCAGGGCTTGGCTTTGACCTCATCAACATCGACGATCATTATGAGGTCAACACCACTGTCAACTGCTTTGAGCAGTATAGAAATGGCGTTTCAGAAGAACGCATGAAATAGCGAACAGCGGACCCGCCTCCGTTGCCCATTGTTGAATCTCTCCGTTTAACAGCTACTTCATTTTTGACTCCGTATATAGGCGAGCCGGGGGGCGGGACTCGGCAAGCCATTTTGAAAGGACTGCATGGCAGCGAAAAGGATGATAAGCGATACAGTGACCGGAATGGATGCATTTGTCGAGATGCCTTTATCCGCGCAGGCACTGTTCTTTCATCTCGTGCTCGAAGCAGATGCAAAGGGCTTTTTCGCTTCGGCAGTCAAGACCATCAGGATGATAGATGCTTCTCAGGATGACTTGGCAGAACTGATAAAACAGGGTTTCATCATCAGGTTCCCGTCCGGTGTTTGTTGTATTCGGCATTGGAACATGATGAATTCCCTGAAGCAAAGTCAGGCGAAGTCAGACTTTCCCGAAGCGAAATACGTCCGGTTGGATGGAGGAGTCTATGTGCTGAGAGATGAGGAGGAAGAGGAATGGACATGATAGTTTTTCTGAACATCAAACCAGAGGATCATGAGAATTTCCGCATGGCTCTGGATAAATTGAACCTTGAAGAGAAGCGTCCGATGACCAATGCTGAAAAGCAAAAGGCATATCGTGAGCGGAAGAAAGCAACGGGGAGTAACGTTGCGGTAACGGAAGGTAACGCTGTTGCAAAAGAAGAGAGAAATGAAGAAGGTTCCCTCCCCCTTGATGGTCCCTCTTCCCCTTCTTCTTCCCCCTCATACTCCCCTAATAATATTCCTATTACCCCCTTAACCCCCTCTTTCCAAGAAGCAAAGAGAGAAGAAAGAGATAGCGCGAAGTCGGCGAAACCGGCAAAAAGTCGTTACGGTAATTTCGGTCATGTTCTTCTGACAGCGGAAGAGCACACCAAACTTTGTGAAAAATTCCCTCACAATATTGCGGATCGCATCCAAAGACTGGACGACTATCTGGAGAACAACCGGAAGAAGCATTACGACAACCACTACCTGACGATCCTCAATTGGGCTCGGAGGGAAAACGAAAAGCAGACAGCATTTCCGGTTCAGCCGAAAGAAGAAACCTGGTTAGAGGTAGCGCAGAGAATTCAGAGGGAACGGGATGCCCAGAAGGAAACGGTGGAAATATGATGACCATTGAGAACATCGGAGAAATGCTTGACTTGCTGGAGACAGCTTACGGAAAAAGCAAATTATATGCTGAGACTACAAAGGAAAGAATGCTGCTGCTTTGGGAAACAATGTTCAAGGATGACGATCCTCTTGAGATAGCCGTGTCCGTAAAGGACTGCATCGCCACACTGCAGTTCCCGCCAAAGATCGCAGACATCAAAAGCCGGATATCTCAGAACCGGATGGCAGGACAGATGACTGAACTCGAAGCATGGACGTTGGTCTACAAAGCGATAATGGACATTGACAGTATCAACTCCGCTCGCAAAGCTTTTGAGAAACTGCCGAAGATCGCACAGGACCTGGTCGGAATGCCGGAACAAATGCTTGACTGGAAAGAAGCAGACGGGAAAACACTGACAACAGTAATAGCGTCTAACTTCATGAGATCATACAAGATCAAGGCTGAAAGAGAAGCAAGCTACCATGCGCTGCCGGCCGACATGCAGAAAGCAGAAGCATGGAAACTGCCGAAGGGCGCAGAGGAAAAGCCGAAGGAATTGAACAAGCCGCAATTCAAGTACGGTCCTGACGGAAAGCGAATGATCAATATCGGCTTTGAACCGCCGGTATACATGCTGTCATCGATAGAGAAGTGGCTTGACGAAGGTGTGCCGGATATTGAGATCAGAAGACGCTGCTTGAATTGGGGATGAGATGAAAGTCAAAGTGACCACAGACCCTTCGAAAGTCAAGGTCTACGACGGATACAAGAAGCAGGACCCTATCACCGGAGAAGAGACCTGGATCGAAGGCGAATGCGTAATACTCAAAGATGATGTCGAGAATGCGAAAGCCTTCGCGAAAGAGTTGAGGAAAGAGACAAACCCAAGAGTAATACAGGCATGGGAGCATGACTACTACAAGCAGATCAAAGAGCAATACAGTGCTCAGGTTGCTGGAGCGATGCTCGGCCTGGTTTGGGACTGGAGCCAACCAGAAATAAAAAAAGAACCGGAAGGACAGAGAGAAGAATTGCTCCTCCGGGCTGCAGAAAAAATACTTGAAAGGATTGGATATGAACGACGATGAATTAAAGAAAAAAATGGATGAGTTGGGACTATTGATGAATTCCCTGATGAATGCTCAGTGCGAATTCGACGGTGCGCACGCAGAGCAGGAGCGCAGGATCGGCGATCTCCGTGAGGAACTCAGAGCAGAATTCCTGAAGCGGGGAACCGGCATGAAGTCGCAGTGCCTGGAGGTGCGGTATCGGAGGGGCATCGCAAGATGGGATACATCCTGGCTTGATGGCTACTCCATCGACCATCCCGAACTGAGAAAGTTTCGGCAAGAGGGACAGCCTACTGTGGCTTTCATTCTGCGAGATGAAGGGTGGGAAAATGAGTCAGCAACATTTTGAGGTCAAAGCAGGGTATGGAGTTTTAGGTAAGCGCAGTTCCGGTGACGAAGTTCGCCTGACAAAGACTTCGTGGTACGGTAAGAACCCCGTCTGGGATATTCGTAATTGGCAGGATGACATCGCCAAGCAAGGGATCACCCTGACGGATGAGATGCTCAAGAACCTCCGCACCATCATCGACACCCTGGATCTTGGATGAAAACGTCGTGAGCATGTGGCTCGCGTTTACCGGGAAAATTCAAATAACCAAAAAGATATATTGCGTATGACACAACCGCTTTTGGTTTATGAGGATCTTCGTTTCCAGGTGCTGTGGAGTATTCCCGGCACAGCACCATTTTTTTTGAGATCGTCCGTTGGGAATGTATCCCTGACGGTTTATCGGAAAAAACACAATACTACAGAAAGGGCGGAGATCTCCCTCGCCGCTTTACAAATATGTTTCTTTTCTTAGTAATCTGTTATCTATTAGTTTGTGCCGGATGTGTTCCGAGTCCGGCTTTTTTGAGAGGTCGTACGTTGAGGATGTACCTCAGCGATTTACCGGAGTGAATCTAAAAGGACAGCGGAATTACTCCCGCCGCTATAAAAATTCTATGTTTCAGGTATAGATCAAAGCTTTAACATTTGTCCGGGAGGTGCTCCGGCTCCCGGTTTTTTAGAAGAGGTGGATGATGACATACATAAGCCCGATTGAAATAGCAGTTGGTAAATTTACACAACAGATAGAGGACGATATATACAAGGTAGTGCAAAGCTAAGGAATCGGTTCTTCGGCGATGTGTTCAGATAAGACAGGAATTGCTACAGGTAATGAAGGAGTTGCAGAAATATGAGTGAACTGAAAAGATGCGGATGCGGTGGAGAAGCAAAGGTGAATCGCTGGAAATGGGAAACGAATCGACCAAAGGAGCGATACGATGTTTACTGTAATGTATGCGGAATATCGACAGTATTTTATCCCACAGAAGCCGAAGTAATCACGGCATGGAATCTGGCGATGGGGGCAGAACGTTGCTGTAATACGTGTGACAGTTATGAAGATGGACGGTATTGCAAGTTGTGGAGCATCTTTTGTAAAAGTGACCATTGGTGTAAAGATTGGAGTAATAAATGACAGAATCGGAATGGTGGGAATCATCCCGTGACGCTCTTGAGATGGATGAACCGGAATGGCTCGAAAAATGGGGGAAATATATAGAAGAAATCGTGAACTTCTGGGAGAACAAAAATGAGTTATATCGAAATGAAAGAAATTTTGCAGGAAATAGATAAAAAAATGTACGACCATATCAACAGCTCAACAGCAGGAAAAGGAAAAAGCGAAACGGTTAATTCAAACTGGAGACCGATAGTTGTACATCATGTAAATCCATATAGAGGGTATCCGTCATGGGATGGAGAAGATGTTGTATGCAGTAACTGCGGTCATAT